TTCACTTTCGGGCATGTTGCTGTTTCGCAGCTGGTCAGCCTTCGCTTCCTGAGAGGGAGCGAAACCGATACCTTGGCGAATTTCGTTCGAGGACAAGATCTCGTTCCGAGTGAATTTGTCCGCGATCTCTGCCAGCTGATCCACCGGGATGTTCGCGAATGGATCACGGAAGAAAAGAATGCTTTGCTTCTGGCTTCTGGCCGTTTTCGTCAAGAAGCCGACACGCATTGCTTCGACGATGGCCTGAACGATCGGTTTGACCGTTCGATTGTGGTAGTTCTGCATGACTTTCGAGTCAGCAGTACCATCCATGATTTCTTTCGTGATGCCCAGCTGGCTGTACAGCAAATCCGTGAGGTACTCGACCTGCTTCAGGAGATTGTTCTCCGATGGCCTGTTCAGCTGCGTGATTTTTTCGGTTCCGTCGACATAGGCGATGCCGTACTGGCTGCCCTTCAACTGGAACTCGATGTCTTTGCGGCGCTGTTCGGCCTGCGTTCGCTTCGCGTCCGACTTGATGACGTACGGAAGCTGGATGATCATATCCAACTTGCCGGAGCTCGACTGCTCGTCGACCGCATCCAGAAGGTTGAGCTTCCGAATAAGTCGTTGGAGAGTTGAGTTCCTTTCGTTCATCACCGTGTAGAGAGGATTTTCGACAATGGCCGTGTTCCTCTTCAGGACGGTTACTTCTTCGCGCTTTCCGGTCTTCTCGTTGTAGAGAGAAACCTTGACCGAATCCGAATTCCACTTGACAATCCGACCGACTCGCAGCGAGAAGATATCGAAGTTGCCTGTTTCGTTCGGGTTGGCCGACGTCTCGACCGGAACGACAGCGATTGTGCCTTCATCGAACATGGTCAAAGCCATGTCCTGGCGAAAATGACGCGGGCCCTGGTCCAGATTGGGCTGCACCATCAAACAGTCGTTGAGACCGCTGCGGATCATCTCCAGGAAACGATCTTTGTCGTCCAGTCGGACATGCATGATCTGCAGTTCAGCCACATCGACAGCGATCCGGTTGTAAATCGCCGCGATGATCGAGCGTTCGTTCGCGACCCTGAGGCGAGTACGATCCGGCCGAGTCCCGTACGAGATCTCCGACGTTTGGAACGGATCGTGATTGTCAAGATTCACGAAAGCGTTCCAGCTGTGCTTCAACCTTTTGATGAACCGGTCCTTCAAAGCCATCCTCTACCTCCTCTCGTCACTCGAACGCCTCCTTGTTTGCCTTGAAAGCGACGTAAGCGTCCATCAGGGCCGCCACGTTGTCGATCTTCTCTTCGGTCCTCTTCTTGAGGAGTTTGCGGTTACCGTTGGTGTCTTCCAACGTGATGGCGTTACCCATCGTGAAGGTCATCAGGCCTTCGTCAAATATGAGCAGCCGTTCCTCGGCGAGCTTCTTCAATTCACCCAAAGGTACCGACTCAGTTCGAGCTCCCTGCGGAACTTTCTCGATACCAAACGGACCGTTTTCGCGTTCCCATCGCTCGACGAACTCTTTCGAGTTGTATGGGTCGAAGCCAAAGGATCGAACGTCGTAGCGTTGCTCGTTAATGTGTCGATCTAGATCTTCGTAAACTTCCATCATGTCGAGAACGGTGCCTTCCATGATATGGAGGCTTCCTTCTCGTCTGAACTCTTCGTACTTGTGGCGCAAAGCGCCAGGAAGTTTCATTAACGTCAATGAAGTGATGTAGCTTCGCGTCTTAATTCCAAATCTACCCAGCGAAATGGGGAATAGGAACGTGAACGCACAGAAGTCATCGCCTTGAGACAGGTCAGCACCGAGAGCACACGGCATCTTCCAGAACTTCTGGGGACGATGCGGAAGCGTTTCTTCGTACGTGAAGAAGTATGTATAGCCTTCCATAGGTATACCAAACCGCTTGGCAAGGATGTCATTCCTAGACGCCGGAGCTTTCTCAGCTCTTTCTACATCCAGTTGATACGTTTCGTATGAAACGGTCTTGCCGATGTTTGGGTTTGCCTTTGGCCACATTGCTGGGTCTGAGACTTCTTCAAGTTCATCGAGTTTGTAATGCCAGATGGATATGTGAGGAGCGACATACTCTCCTCGAAGAATGCTAGCAAGTTCCATTTTGATTGTATCGCCGCTACCGTTTCGAACAGTTCCCTCAGAACTGATAGCAACGATCAAATAGTCTTCAAGTTTAGAGGCACCTTGCTCTACGGCACCAACGACGTCTTCTCTAAGATCTCCAGACAACCATTCATCTATTGTAGAGACCTTTGGACGAAGCCCTTGAAGTTTATTGATAGCCATCGGACGAATCTCGAGCAGAGATCCTGTCAGAAAGTTCTCAATTCCCTTTTTAGTTGAAGCAAGCTTAAGACGATTCATTCTAGAGCCAGTTGTGTTCTGCAAAGATCCTTCTGTCAAAAATTTAAACAGAGGTCCACGGCTTCTGGTAATCGCCGTTCTGAATGGCGACATAACTTCGTCTGCTTGCTTCATCGTTGGCGCTGTCGTTATCTGATGCGTCGTCGATGTGTCCACATTTAGAAAGTAATTTTGTATACAAGAGGCGTACATAGACTTGGCTGCGCCTCGAGCCACAATAAGATACTGCTTTGTAGTGAGCCTCTTCTTGATTTTCTTAGTTACGTATCGACCGCCATGATTATCTTCGAAAGGAACGTACACACTTCGTTCCACGAAGTAGTACCATCCGAAAATCTGTTCGGCCCAAAGCTTGAATGAAGGAAGGAGATGCAAATCACTTCCGTCAGTGAGAGTCAACTCGTTTTCGCAGTATCTGATGAATCCTTCGACGGCTTGATCGTCGTAATAGATGTTTGGATTAGCAATGAGCGCATCTATACGATTCATCTCTGCTGAGATTTCCCTATTTACAGGAATTCCGCCACGAATGACCGCTTCGCGAAACTGATCATAGTAGATCGGAGTCGCTCTGTTAGATAGCGCCATTACTATCCTTAACTGTTACGCGTAGAACCACTGCCAAGTCGGAGCAGCGGAACCCGTCCACTGAATCGTGCTGCCGTTGCGGGCGTAGAACAGGCCGGCGAGACGAGCACCGACAGTCACACCATCCACCTTGACGGCGGTAACAGTCCCACCAGCCACCTCGACGAACATGTCGTAACCGGAGTCGTTCGTCGCGTCCACACCAGTGGCAGGAACAGCAGGCTTACCAGTCCAGTCGCCAGTTGGCTTGGTCCCATCGGCAGCCTTCTTCGTTACGTTATACTGCTGCACGTCCATGTTGTATTACTCCTACTTCTTGAGGGCCTTCTTGATTGCTTCGGCAGCAAGATCTCCCGCCAATTTGCTGGCTTGTTGCTTGCCCACCTGAACCAGAATATCGGTGATGAATTTTGCAGCCTGCTGCTTCTTAGATGGCGGCCTAAGACGAGCATACTGCTGTTCCAGATTCATTCTAAGAACAAGATCTTGAAGTTCCTTTGTGGTAAGGGTCTTGGTT